CAATGATGTTATTCACAATCGAAACGTGACGAAAAATGTACAACTTAAAGGAACAGCCGAGAGGCTACGTAAAAGAGGAATCAGCGAAAAAACTTGCCAATTCTTTAGGATTTTCCGAGATGGAAACACTCTACGCTTCCCATATTATACAAGCGATGGAGTTCTTAAAGGAATCAAAGTAAAAAATAAACAAAAAGATTTTTCTTATGAAGGAGTTTCCACTGATACTTTATTCGGGCAGCATCTTTTTCCTAGTAATGGTAAACGTATTGTTGTTACTGAGGGTGAATTAGATGCGGCGAGCTGCTATGAAGCTATGGCTGGTTGGCCAATGGTATCTTTGCCACATGGAGCAGCATCTGCGAAAAAAGATATACAAAAACAAATACCGTTGTTGCAAGGTTATCAGGAAATCATACTTTTCTTTGATGGAGATGAAGCAGGACGTAAAGCATCGGAGGAGGCTGCTCAAGTACTCCCACCGGGCAAAGTTAAAATTGCTAGACTTGAGGGTTACAAAGATGCATCAGAAGCGTTACAAGAAAACGACGCCGAAGCTATTAGAAAGGCTATATGGGATGCTAAAGAATATAGACCTGATGGCATTATTGAAGGGAAGACTCTCGAAACACTAGTTACTACACCAATACCACCAGCAGATCATGACTATCCATTCAAAGGGCTACAAGATAAATTGCATGGGATTAGATATCAGGAGCTTACAACGATTACTTCTGGATCTGGCCAAGGAAAGTCCACATTCTGCCGTCAACTTGCAGTTAACCTACTCACCAAAGGAGTACGGGTTGGGTACTTGGCACTTGAGGAGTCAAATAGAAGAACCGCACTTGGATTGATGTCCACAGCTGTAGGTAAAGCACTTCATATCGGAGAACATGACAGAGAAGAACTCGAAGAAGATTTTCATTCTACCCTTGCTAACTGGAATCTTTACCTTTTTGATGGCTTTGGTTCTTTTGATCCAGACGTTATTTACAACAGGATCGAATACCTTGCCAGTGGATTGGAGTGTCGTGTTGTATTCCTAGACCATCTTAGTATTTTATTAAGTGGATTAGAAGGAGATGAGCGACGCACTATAGATCAAACTATGACTAGGTTACGAAGTCTAGTTGAACGTACAGGAATAGCTTTATTCCTTGTATCACATTTAAGGAGAAGTAGTAATGATAGGACTTCGCACGAAGAGGGTGGAAGAGTGTCCCTTAGTCAGCTCAGAGGATCTGCGGGAATTGCTCAATTATCAGATCAAGTCATTGCCCTCGAAAGAAATCAGCAATCCTCAGATGAACGAGATATTGCGACTCTTAGAATCATTAAAAATCGTTATTCAGGCGAAACAGGTTTCGCAGGGAAGATAAAATTTAATTTAGAAACTTCACGATTCACTGATTATGAAACTACGGAATCACCAGTTTTCAACCCAGCCTCGGATTTTTGACGGTGGCTATAAACATCCTTGGTATAAACATGCTAAAAATAAATTGATTAAACCTAACCCACCTACGCAAGAAGCAATTGACAAAGCACAATTCGTTGACAAAACGTATGAGTGGAATCGGTCCGATAATATTCGATCTAGAAGCAAACGGGCTGCTTAATAATGCTACTCACATCCACTGTATTGTACTTAATTATGTCGAAGAAAATCACACAGATAGTTACAACGATGAAAGCCCTGGGAAAGGGATGTCTAGCCCTGTGGTTAGAGCAATCCAACACCTCGAAATGGCTGATTATATCATCGGGCATAATATCTTGGGTTATGATTTACCTCTTATTAAATCTATCTATCCTTTCTTTAGTCCCGTTGGTATTATTATTGACACTCTCCTTTTATCTAGGTTATATCATCCGAACTTACTCAGCATAGATAAACAACATGCATGGAAACACATGCCATTACAATTATATGGACGCCACTCCCTTGAGTCCTATGGTTACAGATTAGGTGAATACAAAGGCAACTTTGCTAAAGACACTGACTGGAAAGAATGGAGTCAAGAGATGGAGGACTATTGCGTCCAAGACGTTAAAGTAACCACCAAATTATGGAATCATTTCCTACCATACCTGAATGGATCACGTTAGAACATCAGGTAGCAAAAATACTCACTCAACAAGAACAACATGGATGGTACTTTGATGAACAAGCTGCACGGAAACTTGAATCTACTCTCAGAAGAGAATATGAAGAGACTACGCAGTTATTACGAGACAGGTATCCTTTCGTCAAAGGATCAGAATTTACTCCTAAACGAACTAATGCAAGATCGGGTTATGTTGAAGGAGCAACACTTACAAAACTAAAAGATTTTAATCCTACATCTAGAGACCATATATCGTGGATCTTACAAACACACTATGGCTGGACTCCGTCATCAATGACGGCTTCAGGGAAGGCAGTTATAGACGAGACCGTCTTAAAAGAACTTGGGACGGATATTGCTCTTCAGTTCTTGACACTACTGGATCTGACAAAGCAGTTAGGGATGATATCCGAAGGCGTGAACGCATGGCAGAAGCTATGTACGAAATCTAGGATTCATCATCATTGTTCGGTAGCAACACAAACTTTCCGTTGTGCCCATCGAACTCCAAATTTAGGGCAGGTTCCTAGTGATGAAAGATTCAGACGTTTATTTACGGCTAGTCCAAACATGCGAATGGCTGCTGCTGATCTTAGCGGGATTGAGTTACGTATGCTTGCTCACTATCTCGGTAGATTTGATGGCGGGCGATACGCTAGAGTGCTTCTCGAAGGGGACATACACCAAGAAAACGCTGACAAAATTGGAATCAGTCGTAAACAAGTTAAAACGGTAACTTATTGCTTTCTCTATGGAGGGGGTGATATTAAAATTGGACACTCATATGACAAACAGCTTTCCGAGGACAAGGCGAGAAAGAAAGGTAAAGAGATTAGAAAAGCTTATATCGAAGCCATTCCAGGTCTTAAAGAATTACTGGAAGGGGTACGCAAAGCTAGTGCGAGAGGTTATGTCCTCGGTTTAGATAAGAGAAAAATATTAGTTGATAAAGAACATAAAGCATTAAACTACCTATTGCAAGGGTCGGCTGCAATAATAGCTAAACGTTGGATGGTTATCACTCATGACCATATCAAAGAAATGGATTTACGCTGTCACCAGCTCGCTTTTATTCATGACGAGCTGCAGTATGAATCCGACCCAGAACATGTTGATGATCTCAAATCTCTTCTTGTTCTCTCCGCTGCTGAAGCAGGCGAGTATTACAATATGCGAATACCCGTAGAAGCTGAAGCAAAGGATGGTCTTACATGGGCCGACACACACTAATTTATGAAAATCCTATGTGATGCGGACTTCATCGTCTACAAAGCATGCGCGGCTGCAGAAAGTGAAGTGGACTTTGGTAACGATGTTATCCTTGTCACTTCTCACTTTAGCGACGCATACAATGCAACAAAGCGAGAACTTACCAAGCTTCAAAACAAACTTGGGGCATTCGCTGATATAATACTGTTCTTTTCTGACAGTGAGAATTTCAGGAAAAAAATCTTGCCAGATTATAAAGGGCATCGTAATCGTAAAAAGCCTTGCGGTTATAAACGTGTCATCAATGCATTAAAGAAAGAGTATAAGGTTATCCTTAAACCAACACTTGAAGCTGATGATGCAATGGGTATTTATGCAACAAAATATCCTGGGAATATAATAGCTTCACCTGATAAAGATATGAGGCAAATCCCTGGTAAGTTGTATAACTTTGAGGAAACTTTCACAATCGATCCTGATGAGGGAGCGAAATGGCATTTGATTCAGACAATGGCTGGCGATCAAACAGATGGCTACAGCGGAGTCCCAGGAATTGGAGTCAAAAGAGCTGAATCATTATTTAAAGAGAAAGGTTACTCATGGAAAACAGTTGTTGATGCCTTTGAAGATAAAGGTTACACTCAAGTAACAGCTCTAGCTAATGCTAGGTTGGCACGTATACTTACGGTTGATGATTATGACTTCACAAAAAAAGAACCAAAATTATGGACCCCCTCCTCCAATTACAGAATTGACGATGGAGCAGGATCTACAAATGAGGTTGCTGGAAGACAGGCTGAATAGTGGCCAAGTAAAATATGAAGATGTAGTCACTGTCTTTATTGCAATGCAGCGGCAAAACTTTGTCTTATCCAATTCAATACTTAACTTAGTAAACAAATGGCCAAAGGTCCAACCTACTATCAACGAGGTTCCTGCGATGTTTGGGATTTTATTAGAGAACAAGGATTAAATTTCCACCTCGGTAATGCTATAAAATATATAGCTAGAGCAGGATACAAAACAAAAAATAAAATAGAAGATATAGAAAAAGCTATTCATTATTTAGAAAACGAACTCCACCATGAAAAAGACCTTTATCTCAGAGCAAGCCAAGGAATTTCGTACAAAGTACAGACTGAAGAACTCGACGGATCGTTCCAAGCGCTCATATCAGAAAAGTCTGATTGTTGAGGAATTTAAGGAATTCTTAGAGGCTGAGGGGTTCCTATTTATGCATGGCAAGAATCATCAAGAACATGCATTAAAAGAATTAGCTGACTTAGTTTATGTTTGTTATCAGTATGCAGAAAATATGGGATGGTTTCTTGACGAAGCTTTACACCGTGTACATCAGAGCAACCTATCCAAGCTCGGAGAAGACGGAGAACCAATATACCGTGAAGACGGGAAGGTCTTGAAAGGACCAAACTATGCACCACCAAGCTTAGAAGATTTATTTTAAAATGACCGCAGAACTAATCTCCCGCACTGGTCGGGTCCAATCATGGTTGGATAACCCAGAATCAAGACTTCCAGTGAGTTGTACGGTATTTGTCGTAGAAGACTCAATGGAGGGTAAAAATGGAATCGAAGCAAGCTGGAGATTTGTCTCACATGCACTCAGACATGGAGCAGGCGTTGCTGTCCATCTATCAAAGCTCAGAGCCAGAGGAAGTGAAAACGGAAAAGGTCTTACGGCTTCTGGCCCAGTATCATTCGCTAAAATCTATTCAACATTAAATGAAACACTTAGACGTGGTGGCCACTATAAGAACGGCGCGGTGGTTGCCCATTTGGATATTAATCACCCCGATATTCTTGAGTTCGTGCAGCTGGAAAGGCATGATGCTCCGTGGATTAAAAGATGCGTCGATCTCGATACCGGACTCTGGAATAGTACCGACAACAGAGTTAAAGACGCCATCCTTGAAGGAATTAAGTCCGGTGACATCTGGCTCAACAAAATAAAATACGATGACAAAGGACAAAGAATATACGGCAATGTCTGTCTTGAGGTTTACCTGCCCTCACGAGGAACATGCTTGCTCCAGCATATCAATCTCTCAGCTTGTGAGCCACGGGACTTACAAAAGGCTTTCGCTCAAGGTATGTCCGAGTTGTGCGATCTCCATGGCAGAACAGGTGTTGGAGGGACTGGAGAATACCTATCCCCGAACGAAGACAGGCAAGTTGGGCTCGGAATGCTTGGCTTATCCAACTTCCTCAGACGAAACCAATTAACATATGATGAATTCGGTAAAGCATTAGAAGAAATTAATGGGCAGAAACCTACAACTACTTCTGAAGATGCACATGATATAGCTTGGAGTTTGAAAGAAGCTATAGAAGGAGCAGCATATATAGCAAAACATAATAATATGGTGAGAGCCTTTGCTATAGCTCCCACTGCCTCTTGTTCATACAAGAGTCAAGATCTGGATGGCTTTACTGCTACTCCAGAAATAGCACCTCCTATATCTAGGAGTGTAGATAGAGATAGTGGTACCTTCGGTGTACAACACTATGAATACGGCGATGTTGAGATCGCTTCGGAAGTAGGATGGGACGCATACAAGCGTGTAGCAGACCAACTGATGATAATGCTCGACAACACGGGACTTCTTCACGGATATTCCTTTAACTCATGGTCCGATGTTGTGACATATGATAGGAATTTTATAGAAGAGTGGTTACTGTCACCCCAGACCTCCCTTTACTACTCCCTGCAAGTAATGGGCGATGTACAAGATAAGAGCGATGCGTATGCAGCAT